GTCTTGGTGTATCAAAGGTAGAGGTGACAAGAACGTTGCTGGAGCTAAAATTACAAAAGAAGAGTTGATGTCTGAAAAGCAAGATGCTCGCATTGTAGAGCTTTTAGTAGAAGAAATGAACAAATATGATGTAATATTTACATATTATGGTACTCGTTTTGATATTCCTTTTATTAGAACACGTGCACTATATCATAAAACATTCTTCCCACTATACAAGCAAAAGTCACATAAAGACCTGTATTATGTAGTAAAATCTAAATTAAAGCTACATCGTTCATCATTACAAGCAGCTACAGAGTTTTTTGGTATTGCTGGTAAAACAAGAGTAAAACCAGAAATGTGGCAAAAAGCTAGATGGGGCGATGAAAAAGCGATGAAATACGTTTACGACCATAATGTAGCAGATGTAGTCATATTAGAAAAACTACATCGTAAGTTAGAAGAATATGCACCACCAATGGTAAGACCATTATAATCAGGAGGAAACATGGCTAAGAAAGAAGAAAAGCTAACAATAATGAATGATGGTAAAGAAATCGAGTTCTTATATTCTGATTTAACAGAAGAAGCACAAGCTCAGTACAATAGAGCTAATGAACTTGCTGGTCAATTGATGAGATTAGACCAACAAGCTAATGAACTACGATTCCTTGCTAATAACTACATTCGCTTCGTTATCGACGAACTTGAAAAAGATGTTGACGATAAAGAGGAAAAATAGTTAAATTATGAGAGAACGTACTGTAAAGGGAGTTACTCATTATTTGTATGATGACGTCGACGAGTTTAGAAAGTATCACGAAAGTGTTTCTTTGTTAACAGATTGGCGTCATTCAAATACAGGTGATTGGGTAGTTACTGACGATGGTCAAGTATGCCAAGTTCTACATCTAGGTGTGTTAAAAAAACACGATAGAAAAAAAGAGACTACATTTATTAGAACTATTATGGGTTCTTTTATTTGTAGTCCTAGAGTTAGAATGGAAGGAGATATGAAAACCAATATGCATACGTTCTCTACAGAAGGTAAATCACCTTCTGTTAGAAAAAGAGAAAGAAAACATGCAACAGATAAAGAGTTTTTGTTTGGTAAGTATGTAGCAAAAGGAGATGACGTTGTACAAGCTTATATGAAAGCATTTCCTAGTAACAATGAAAAATATGCTAAGTCTCAAGCAAAACTATTATTAAAAACCGATAGGGTAAAAAAATTGATTAGAGAAGAAATAGATAAATACTTGAATGAAGCTGAGATTACTCCTACCTACTTATTGGAAGAAATGAGGAACATCATAGACAAAGGAGGTTCTTCAGACAGAGATAAGATTACAGCAATAACAACTTTAATGAAAATATCTGGAATGATGGATACAGAGAAAACTACAGAGTCAGTTACATTATTTCAAGGTTTTACACAGGAGCAATTAAATGCAATTCAAGGGTCCCAACACAAGAAATTGGCGGAAGTTAAAATCGATAACGAAAAATAAACGTTGTCATATATGTTATTATAGATTGAGTAAAACTGGAGTATTCTTGTATAGCAAGGAGAAAAGAGATACTACTCACGTAAAATGTTTCAATTGTTTAACAGTATATAATACCTCTTTTGGTATTACAGATATAGGTATACCTAGAGAGGTAGGTCATTCATGAGACTGGCAGTTTATGGCACATTAAGAAGAGGATTTGAAGATACTGGTAAAGTCGAAGGATTTAGTCTAGTATTTCCTGGGCACAAACATTTTCCAGCATTAATAAAGAATGAAAAAGGAAAAGGAGCTGTTGTAGAAGTTATTAATGTTACTGACGAAGAACTAAATATGTATGATATGTATGAATCTACAAAAGATGGTTTATATATTAGAACAACAGCTAATGTTATCTTAGATGATACAAAAGAAAAAGAAAAATGTTGGATATATGTAGCTGGACCTTTACTATGGCAAAGCTCTAGTATGTTTACAGAAGTACCTGACGGTGATTGGCTTTCACCTAAAACAATGGTTATGATGGATAGAGTTTATGAAAAAGAATACGAAGAAGCCAGAAAATTTTAATATCATACCACCTGACTTATCTGCAAAAGAAAAAGCATTGGAGTTGGCAAGAAAGGATATTGTGACTTTTGGTCAAATGTTTCTACCAGAAGATTTTATGAAGTCAACTCCTGCTCCTTATCAGTATGAGTTAAGTGAAATACTTTTAGGAGAAGATAAACGTGTTTGTATTATATTGCCTAGAGGTCACGCTAAATCAACATTAGCTAAAACAGCTTTATTACATCAACTGTACTTTGCTCCACCAGAAAAAAAACAATTTATTGCTTGGGTTTCTGAGGAACAATCACAGGCTATTGACCATATTAAGTATATACAAAATCATATAGATATTAATCCTGCATTACAATATTACTTTGGAGACTTAAAAGGTAGTAAGTGGACAGAAAAAGAATTTACTACTGCTAGAGGAGATAGAATCATTGCAAAAGGTACATCTCAACGTTTGCGTGGTCGTTCTCAGTTAGGATTAAGATATACAAATATTATACTTGATGACTTTGAATCAGAATTAAATACGAAAACACCAGAAAGAAGAAGAGAGATTAAAGAATGGGTAATGTCAACAGTAGAACCCGCTTTGGAAAACTCCAAAGAAAACGAAGGGTCAATATGGCTTATTGGTACGATAGTCCATTACGATTCATTCCTACAAGGAGTGTACGATGGATATCTTCAAGCGCAAAAAGAAGATAAAAAGTCTGCTTGGAATGTACTATATAAAAAGGCTATAGTAGACGATGTACCTCTATGGCCTAGCTATTTTACAAAAGAAAAACTTATGGACATTAAAAGAAGGTTTACAGAAATGGGACTGGTTCATAAGTTTGCTCAAGAATATCTAAATGAAGCTAGAGATTTAGAAAGTGCAAAATTTCATATTGACAGAATTAATTATTATAGAGGAAACCTAGTAGAAAGAAATGGTTTTAACTATATGATGGTAGATGAGTCTGCTATACCTGTAAATGTTTACATGGGAGTAGACTTAGCATATGAGGCAAATGCAAGAAGTGACTACCAAGTAATTATGGTTATTGCAATTGATAGCGATAGAAATGTATATGTTGTTGACTACTATAGAGAACATTCTCCTTTATATGATATGCCTAAGACAATTGTTGATATGGCTAAGAAATACCACCCTGTTAGAAGAGTAAATGTTGAAAAGGTTGGTGCTCAAGGATTAATAAAAGATTATGTAAACCAGCTTGTTGGTAAAGATAGAAAACTAGCACCAGGACTATCTCAAGGTGTAAGACCTCCAGCTGGTATCAAAAAAGAAGATAGGTTAGAAGCATTGCTTTGCCCTATTGTCAATCGAAGAAAGATGTTTGTCAAGAAAGAACACGCAAACTTAATAGATGAAATGTTTGAGTTTCCAAAAGGTAGAAACGATGACCTACTTGACGGACTTTGGTATGCTGTCACTACAGCAAAACCTCCTAAAAGCTCTGCAATCGACGCAGATAAACTAGAAGACAAAATAACCAAAATAGAAGAAGGTAGGGCTAAAAGAGTCATAAACTGGGTTACTGGTCAAAAAATATAATTTTTTACTTGACTTTAATACATAAAATTCTTTATTTTTAGACTAAAAACTAAATTGGGAGTTTATGGCTAATTACGACGAAAACAAATCAAAGCCTCAGATTTCAAAAGAATTGTTTAGACGTTGGAGAGACGCAAGAGAACAATGGGACGCTGAAGCAAGAAATGCAGTAGACTTTACTCTAGGAAATCATTATAGCACAGACGAATCAGATGCACTACAAGCAGTAGGGCAGGCTGATTTTGTAATAGATAGGGTATATGCTGCTGTTGACAAATTAAAATCATTGCTTACAGCAAGACCTGCAAGATTTTCTGTTATTGCAAGAGAAGACTCAGATAACAAACTAGCTAATGTTTGGAGAACAATACTTGAATATGTTTGGGATATATCTAATGGAGATAGTACTTTCAAACAAGTTGTTCATGATTATGCTGTTACTGGACTGGGATATATGTATGTATATGTTGACCCTGAAGCAGATTATGGAAGAGGTGAAGTTAAGTATACGCACGTAGACCCTTTTAGAGTATATGTAGACCCAGCATCAAGAGATAGATTTTTTAACGATGCATCAGGAATGATATTGTCTACTTTTTTAACCAGGCAGCAAGTTTTAGACCTATATCCTCAAATGGAAGAATTTATTGATGATATAGAAGTTGGTGTTAATTCTTTATATGGAGAAGATTATCCAACATCTAATTTAAAAAATAGTAATAATGTTTTAACTCCTGCTGAAGCAAAAGACTTAGATTATAATGTAAATCAAAAATATCAAATACTTGATAGATTTTACAAAATAAAAGTTCCTTTTTATAGAATATTTAACACTTTAGATGGAAGTGAAAAAATTATAGACCCTGATACCTATAATATTATTATAGAAGATGAACAGACTATTGAAGCTGTACAAAGAGGTGCTATAGAGATAGAAGAAATTATGCAAACAAGAATTGCTCAATGCAGTAGCATTGGAGATACTTTACTTTATGAGCGTATTCTAAACACTGATATATATCCAATTGTTCCATTTACAAACATTTGGACTAATACTCCCTATCCAAAATCAGATGTGAACAAGGTTAAAGATTCACAAAGACTTTTAAATAAGTTATTTTCTCTAACCTTGTCACACGCTCAATCTGCTGCTGGATTAAAACTTTTAATTCCAGAAGGTAGTGTTGATAGTGTTAGTCAGTTAGAAAAAGATTGGGCTAATCCAAATGCGGTTATTGAATATAATCCAGAGTTTGGTGAGCCACATTACCCACAACCAGCTCCACTTACTAGTGAGTTTTATTATTTAATTGATAGGGTAGAAAAATATATAGATTTAAATTTTGGTATACCTGAACTTTTACAAGGGTTTAAAGACCAAGCACCTGAATCTGTTAGAGGCACTATGCTTTTATCAGAAATGGGAGAATCAAGAGGTAAATCAAAGTTAAGAGATATTGAGGCAAGTTTATCAATGGTCGGTCAAGTTGTTTATAATTTAGCAAAAGACCATTATAAGTTTGCAAAAACTTTTAGAATTGTACAACCAAATAACGATATTACTGAATTTTCAGTTAATATGAGAATGTACGATGATAAGCGAAATGAATTGTTAACCATACAGAATGATATTCAACTTGGTCAACATGATATTCGCGTTATATCAGGTTCAACTTTGCCTAGCAACAAGGTATCTGAATACAACATGTATCTTGATGCGTATAAACTTGGACTGGTAGATGATGTCGAGGTTTTAAAGAAAACTGAAATCTTTGACAAAGAAGGTGTCCTTCAGAGAAAAGGGCGTATGGCACAAATGCAACAGTATATTACACAACTTGAAAATCAAGTGAAGAAACTAAGCGGAGACTTACAGACATCTGAACGTGAGATGGTATCAGCCAGAAAACGTACAGAAGTTGAGAAGTTTAAATCTAACTTAAATGAGATTACTTCTTCTGCTAAAGTTAAAGAAAAAGAAAAGGTAATGCAACTGGGAAGTATTATTGACCAAATGCAAGCTTCTATGGAGGAAGAAGAAAATAACGAGCCTGGTTCAGAGTCTTAGGACTAAATCAGGGTTAGGAGAAAAAAATATGGCACAAGAACAAGAACAACAACAGGTTGAACAGCAAGACCCAATTGTCGAATCTTCAGTGGAACAAGAAGTTTCATTTCAAGAAGAGACCGTAGAAGAAGGTGTGGAAGCATCTGAATCTGTAGACTGGGAAGCAGAAGCTAAAAAGTTTCAATCAATGTATGACAAAAAGGTTGCAGAACACGAAAACTTAAAACAAGATAGTAGTGATTTACTTCAGTTAAGACAAGTCTTATCTGAAAAACCAGAATTAGTCAACGTCATTGAGAAAAGTCTTTCTGGAGAATCAGTTGAGGACAAAGGTACGGAGGGAAGTACAACCCCAGATAACTTTGACCCTTGGGACGCCTACTACAAGCCTGACTCAGAATCTTACAAATTTAGAGTAAGTCAAGAGAAAAAGCTTGTACATGAAACAGTAGATAACGAACTAGCTAAACTACAAGGTCAGATGGCGATGAATAATCTAAAAACAGAATTGGTAAGTAAGCACAACTTAGGTGCAGATGATGCTGAAAAGTTTTTACAATTTGCTACAACACCAAAAGCTAATCTTCCTATTGAAACACTTATTAAAGTGTGGAAAGAGAATGAAGGCAAAGGTGCAAAACAAAGTGAAAACTTAGAAACTGTCAGAAAAACAAAATCAATTCCTAAACCTGCTGGTGTACTTCAGGGTGGCGAACAGCCACAAAAGTCTGAAGCAGACCAAGTATGGGATAGAGTTATGAATGCTGGAAGAATCGGTAGAATAGCTAAAAACTAACTTAGGAGTGAAATAAAATGGCTTTTAATCAAGGACAATTAAAGGCATCACAAATAACCGCAGCTGCTACTAGCGCAGATTACGGACAGGCTCCAGACCAAAGAAAGCTGTATGATTTCTCTGATAGAGTTGCAGAACTTATGCCAGAGGAGTCACCTTTTTTCGTCTATCTAAGTCAAGTTGCTAAGGTAGCTACTGACGATAATATTTTCAGATATCTTGAAAATAGAACTGTCACTAACTACACTGCACGTAACTTCAGCTTAGCAGCAGCCGTAAACGGTGGAAGTGCTGTATCATCACCAAATCTATACGATTTTACAGTTGATGATGGAGCAGGTTCAGCTATTGGCTTCCTTACAAAAGGAATGGTCGTAGCTATTAAAACAGTCGATGGGACTGGCGGTTATGCACAAGCATTAGTTAGAGTTGAGTCTGCACCAAACGTACAATCAGCTAACACTACCTTCTCAGGTAGAGTTATTGAATTGTCTAATTCAAATGTATCAGGATACAATGTATTAGCTGACAATGACGAATGTCAAATTGTTGGTACATCATTCGGAGAAGGAACAGGTTCACCTGACACTTTCTCAGATACTCTTGAAGATGACTTTGGTTATACTCAAATCTTTAAAACAGCTTGTGAGATGACAAACACAGCAATAGCTACAAGATACCGTGGCTATGCAAACGAGTTCGATAGAATTTGGGCTCAAAAATTACGTGAACACAAAGTAGACATCGAAAGAGCTATGCTTTTCGGTCAAAAAGCTCGTGTTAACGGCGTACAATATACTGAAGGTCTAGTTGGACACATTGTTAAAAATGTTCAACCAGTAACTGACGATTCAGCATTTTCATATTCATCAGGTAACCCTTACTACAGAAGTGTAGCACAGAGTGAACTTACATATGATAGATTACTTGCTGACTTAGAGGTTATTTTTGACCCAGCAAGAGGCGGTTCAAGTGAAAGACTTGTACTAGCTTCATTGCCAGTAATTACATTCTTCAACAAAATGGGCGACGGTGCTTTCATTGACGCTTCTGTTGGACATGCAAATGGACCATACAGAGTTAACATGAACAATGTAGCAGGTAGTTTTGGTCACCAGTTAATGGAAATCAACACTGTACATGGTTCTATGTTCTTAGTGAAAGAACCTCTATTCAGAGGAATTGCAAGTGGCTTCATGCTTATGGCTGATATGTCTAAATTGGCATACAGACCATTAGTTGGTAACGGTTTAAATCGTGACACTCAAATTATGACAAACGTACAAAATGCGGATGAAGATTTGAGAAAAGACATGATTATGACTGAAGCTGGTCTTGAAATCTCATTACCTGAATGTCATGCTCTATACAACGTGGAGGGATTATAAAATGGCTAAAGGTGCATTATTAGAGAAAAACAGTGGTGCTGGTGGTTTACTGTCAAACGTAGAGCACATTACTGCTGCAAAAACAATAGTAGAATCAGACTCAGGTAAAGTTTTTATGGTTTCTTCTGAAGGAGGAGCATATACAATTACTTTACCTACAGCTTCAACAGCACAAAACGGAGCTGTGTACAAATTTATTGTACATGAGGAAACACCTACTAATGATGTTACAATCGCTGCAGGAAGTGCAATCATTTCATTAGTAATGAAAGATGCTGGCGGAGACGCTGCTAATTCAACTGCTGGAACTCAGGTTTCTAATATTATTTTAGAAGCTGCTTCTCAAAGAGGAGACTTTGTAGAACTTCTGTTCTGGAATGGTGAGTACTACGCTAATGGATTAAGCGCAATCAATGACGGTATTACAACATCATAATAGTTATTAGGTACTATGGAGTGGGCTAGTCCCACTCCGAAACCTATAAAGAATTTTAAATAATAGGAGAAAAAATGGCAAATTATAATACAACTACAAAGATTATTATTAATGACCTTAGTGTTAAATCAGACTCAACTGCTGGTTCATTAGCTAAAGAGATTAATGATTATATTCAAACTTTAGATGATAGCACTAATGCTATTGTAGATATTCAAGCAGTAAAGCTTGATGCTTCTAGAGTTGCTTACATAGTAGTAGCTAAAGGATAATGGCTAATTGTCAACACTGCGACAAGCCTAATCCAGAAGGTTACTTTAACTGTCCTTCATGCGGGCTAAGAGCAGCTCCTAGCAAATGGAATACTAATTTTGTTATAAGAGAAGGTAATCCTTTTGCAACAGCAATTAGAAAAGACCAGATTGACATTAACCATATGTCAATGGAAGATGGTATAAAAAAGATGCAAGAAAGCAAGAAAAACAGCAAACCCACACCACGTGGGAAGGGAATAAGGGTAATGTAATGTACGGAAAAAAGAAGAAAAGAAAAAAAGGTAAGAGATACTAATGAGAGTAAAAGCTCCCAAAGGTTATCATTTTATGAAAAAAGGCAAAGGCTATGTTTTGATGAAACATGGAGCTAAGTTTAAAAGACATAAAGGAGCTTCATTGTCTATGCCTATGAAAGTAGTAAAAACTCACGGAGGAAAGTAATGCCAAGAAAAAAAGCAGTAAGAAAAAGTACTAAAAGAAAAGTAGCACCAAAAAAGAAACGAAGCACTGCTAAGAGAAAGACTACTAGAAAGAAAGGTAGTCCTACTCCTACAAACAAAGCTTTGTATGCTAGAGTAAAGGCAGCAGCAAAACGTAAGTTTGATGTATATCCTTCTGCGTATGCTAACGCTTGGCTAGTTAGAGAATATAAAAAACGTGGTGGTGGCTACAGATAATGGCATATCAAGGTGGACTTAGAAAGTGGTTTAGAGAAGACTGGGTTGATATTGGTTCTAAAAAAAAGAAAGGTAAATATCAGAAATGCGGTCGTAAGTCTGCTAAGGGTAGTAAAAGAAAATACCCTAAATGTGTTCCAGCTGCTAAAGCTAGAACAATGAGTGCTTCACAAAAAAGAAGTGCAGTAAAAAGAAAAAGAGCAAGAGCTCAAGGAGTTGGAGGTAAACCAACTAACGTTAGAACATTTGCTAGAAGTAGAAGAAAGAAATGAGAAGAAGACAAACATTTGGAATAAAGCAAGTTAGACATACTAACGGAAAGAAAAAAACAAGACAAGGTAATAGTGTAAACACTAAATATGGCAACAAGAATAGTAAAAAATACTATGTTAAAAAGTATAGAGGACAAGGTAAGTAATGGATAATGACTTAACAGGATTATTTCGAAGGCTTTTTGGAGAAAAGAGAAAAAAAAGCATAGAGGAAATCTATGGAGATATGATGATAGGGCTTAGAAGAAGAACTAACTTAATAAAAAATAGAGACCCATATATAGGTAAAGTTTATAAAAAAAGACTTGAAAAATTATTTGACATGGTACAAGACGAGGTCGGATATGACCTACCAAACAATGATAATATTCTTTTGTCCAAAGATGATTTAAGAATGGTAGCAAATAGAACAGGATTTCTTTCTCCTAAGAGAACACCAGAAGGAATTGAACCAAGATATGTAGATAAAACTAGAAAAATGCCTACGTATTCAGGTATTGGGCAAACTGGTTCAATAAATGTTTTGAGCGATGAAGATATATTAGAGCTTCTTTTAAGACAACCTGAGATAAGAGGTAAGTAATGGCTGATTTTAAAACAAGAATAGATGATTTAACAGGCTTTGCAAGTACTGATGACACAGCATTAAATGACTGGTTGTCAGCTGGTGCTCGTTCTGTAATGAATGTACTTCCTCTAAACAAACTAGAGAGAGTAGCAAGCAATGAAAACTTTACAAACAATATAGATGTAGAGGGAAAAAAGATTTTAGCGGTTGTTAGAAAAGATAACAATCACGCAAGTAAGATTTATACACCATGTAGAAAATTACCACCTTCAATGATGGGTAGAGTAAATGACACAAACTATATGGAAGCTGCGTCAGAAAGTGACCCAGCATATATTATACAAAATGATGTTTTGAATACATATCCAGGTAGTAATGCAAGCAATGATAGTAGAGTTGTATTTGTAAACTCTTCAATAACTGTAGCACATGGAGATAGTGCAATAGCAAACTTTCCTGATGAAGCAGAAGAAGCAGTAGTTTTATATGGAGCAAGAAATGCACTAAACAGACTAATGAACGGCATGAATGCAATTAGTGCCTTAACTGTTAGCGTAAGTGCACCTAGTGCTCCAAGTATATCAACAGTTAGCTATTCAGCTGCTACAAATGCTGATGCTAGCGCTACTGCAGTAGGAGCTATAACTGTTGCTACTGTTGCTAAAGCAGATATATCTGGAGATGTTCCTAGCTATACTAAACCAACACAAACTTTTGATATAGCACAGTTTGAAACATTTTTAGAAACAAACGAAGATGTAGAATTAGCACAATTACAATTAGGTAGATTAAATAACGAGTTGGCTGAATATCAAGCTGATATACAAAACGAACTTAATGAATTTAACAAAGAAAATCAAAGATATCAAGCTAATGTGCAGGCAGAAATTTCAAAACATAATTCTGATTTACAAAAAGCATTAAGACAGGCAGAAATAGATGCTGCAGATGCTAGACAAGAATCACAACAAGCAACACAAGTTGACTTGGCAAACAAAGCGGCTGACCAAGCATTAGCATTGCAAAATGCAGCACAAACTATGGCAGCAGCAATACAAAACAACGATGATATTCTTAACAAATTTTCTGCTGAAATATCAAAGTATGCTGCTCAGGTAAACGACGAAATTCAAGAATATAATTCTAATTTACAAAAAGATATAGCAAAATATAGCTGGTATGAAAAACAATATGCTGCAATAGATGCAAGATATAAAGAACAAATACAAACCCTTCAAGGAGTATTATAATGGCTGCGATAGAATTTACAGCAAAAGAAATTTATAGTAGAGTACTGCAAGCAGTTCCTGGTATATCAGAGAACTATGTACTAAACTTAATTAATGAAGCATTAATTGATATGGGTAGATACACCAATCAAATAGAAAATGCAAAAACAAACTTAGTGCATGACCAACTATGGTATGCATTAGATGACGATGAATCAATAACTGTTAACAAGTTATTTAGATGTACAATACTTAATTCAGATGGAGAATATATAAAGATTCCTAGATTAACAAATGGAGAGATAAAACAATTCTACAGTGAAACAAGTACAGCAGCTAATACAAACTGGACGGAGATATAATGGCTTTTGTAAGTAGCACATATAAAGACCCTAGTAAAACTTTTGTATGGTGGGTAGAAGGTGATAGACTAGCTATTGCTACCACAGAAGGAGATGGAAGTACAACAGAAACAGATAAAGGTAGACTAAAAGCAGTACAGCTTGGTTCTACTGGAGACCAGATGATTGACGGTCTTGTTGTTTCTTATTATGCAGAACCAGATAAACTTACAAGCATTACTGGTACAATAGATATAGATAATGTTTTACAACCAGCATTAATAGATTATGTAAAATCAAAAGCTTTGATGGACGCAGCTTCTAGAGCAACAGACCCAGGTCTTGCTCAAATTAGAATGGCGTCTGCACAACAATGTATGGCTAGTTATAAAGAAGCTGTACGCAGATACGGTATGAAGAAAAACGATAAAGTCGGCGGGACTAGAGCTGTAGTTCCAGCAGATATGAGATAAAGGGGCAATAATGGAAGTAGGAAAAGACACTAAATTTACATTATCTTTAGAGACAGGTATTAGTATCGTAGTCACTATAGGTATGATTATTGGTATGTGGTATTCTTTACAAGCAGAAATAGAACTTGCAAAAGAACTGCCAGAACCAGAGGTTTCACGTATGGAATATGATTTAAAAGACCAAATGATTCGTGATTCAATATTAAACACAGAGGGTAAAGTAGATAAGCTTGAAGAAAAAGTAGATGATATTAAAGAAGATACTAGAGCTATCACTGAGACTCTTATAGACATGAATAACAAATAATGAGGTTTACAGATGAACAACAGATTTATATCATACTTGGTATTAACGCTCTGCTCATCACTATCTTGGTTGCACTCACAGTCAGTCAACTTAGATAGTTTTGCACAAATACAAGCGTTAAACATACAAAAATGCGCAGTAGTACAGGTTAATGCGTCTTGGAATCACGCAAACAGAGTTAAGGTAGAAAAACTAGCTAAACTTTGTTATGTTGGAGAGATAGACTTAAATAACAAGGCTGTTGGTGCAGTAATTCAAAAAGAATGGAATATTAAAGTTGTCCCTACTATTATCATTCTTAAAGAAGGTAAAGAGGTTATGAGATATGAACCTGGTATCAGTATGAGATTTGATGAGCAAGAAGTTTTTAATAAGATTAAGAAGGAGATTCAATAATGCCTGGATTAAAAGGGAAAATGAAAAATATAGATGTAGCTAAACCTTTTGGTAAAATTACTGCTGCAGATTTTGCAGCGTTGAGAGCTATGAAACAAGGTAATGGTAAAGGTAAAATGAAAAATGCCAGCTCGCAAAAAAAGTAAAAGAAAAGCAAAGTCTATAAGAAGAACTACAAAAGGCAAGAATGCCAATTACAGACCTACTAAAAAAGGTGCTGGAATGACTAAAAAGGGTGTTGCTGCTTACAGAAGAGCAAACCCTGGAAGTAAATTAAAAACTGCTGTTACTGGTAAAGTAAAAAAAGGTAGCAAAGCGGCTAAAAGAAGAAAGTCTTATTGTGCAAGGTCTTTAGGACAACTGAAAAGAAGTTCTGCTAAAACTAGGAATAATCCTAATTCTAGAATAAGACAAGCACGTAGAAGATGGAAATGCTAATTAATAGGAGGAATCATGGGACCAATATTAGGTAAAGTTCTTACAAGTTTAGGTACAGAGAAGCTTATCAAAGCTATCATTATGCACCTAGGAGATTGGCTTGTAGCTAAATCATCTAACAAATTAGATGACAAACTATGGGCAGAAGTGAAAAAAACTCTAAACAAAAAATAGGAGAGATATATGAACTGCGAATGCGGATGCGGGTGCTAAGTGCCTAAACAAATGTTAACATTAAATGACTTTAGCGGAGGACTTAATACCAAGTCCTCTCCTAGGGATATTGCGTTCAATCAAGTTCAATCAGCTAGCAATGCTGTATTGTTAAATTCTGGTGTAGTTTATACATCAGTTGCTCCTACATCTAAAGGAACAGCTAGCGATATAGAAATAAGCGATTTTGTCAACACTGCTTTTACATTTAACTCTCAATACGATATATCATCAGCCCCAAATCCTGGTGACGGAGGTTATAGTAGAGGAAACTTCCAGGGAAGTCCTAAGGAAGTTATAACTTTACACGAAGGTTCAACTGGAGCGTATAATATACGTTTTCTTTCAAGGAATTTTAATACTACTGGAAATTTATCTAGAAGCACTAATAATAGTATATCTGGTATTGCAAAACCTGTTTTTTATTACATAGATGGAACTTTGTATGTATGTGATGAAAGCCATGTTGGTAAATTAGGAGATGTTGCTTTTCCAGTAAGAACTGCAATAAGGTTTGTAGATACAAACAGATTTGGAGTTACTACATTTGCTTGGGTTCAAGGAGCAGCGGTAGGAACTACAAGCGATGCTAATGCTAATATAAACTCTGACAGTTCTTTTTCTGCTACCTTAAACGTAGATGGTGAATTTGAAATGATTTACCAAATAGAATCTAGTTCTGGAGGCGGTGGATTTGAAGCAGGAGATTATGAATGGTCTTACACTTACGTCGACTTAACTGAAGATGAAAGCTTGCCTCACGTATGGACAAGCGCACCTAGCGCTGCAAGTTTGTCTACTGGTCACTTTTTTACAGGAGTTGGTGTTAAAATAAATGTAGCTAGTGCATTTAGAGAAAAGGAAAAAGGATTTAGAATATACACTAGAAGAAAAGACAAGAACGAAAGATGGAGTTTGTTTTTAGATGTAGATTATGAAAGAGGCGTAAGAAAAAATTTATTTGATGATTACAGTTCTTGGGGTGGCTCTGGAACATACAGAAGCTCTGGGACAAAAGAGGTAACATCTTTAGTAATAGAATCTCCAGCCTTAGATACTTATGATAGTATTAATGGATATTCACACACAGAAGAAAGTATAGACATAGATGCATATAAAAGTGCTTGTGTTGCACAAAGAAGAGCTTGGGTATGCAATGTATCCAAAGAAGATAAAACTTTCGATGACAGAATTTATTATACTCCAGTAAACAGATTTAACACTTTTCCTGATTCATACTTTCTTGATATAGGTATTAACGACGGAGACTCTTTTGTTGCAGTAGAGTCTTTAGGTAATAGAATTATTGCTTTTAAACAATCTAAAATATATGTAATAAATGTATCTTCTTCATCAGATGCTGGTTGGTATTTAGAAGCAGAATACGATGGACATGGATGCACTAAAAAAGAAGCATTATGTAAAACACCTTTTGGTCTTTGTTGGGCTAATGAAGAAGGAGTATTTATATTTGATGGAACATCTATACCAAAAGAATTAACAGAAAATATATCAGATGACACTTGGTCTACTGATTTTACATCTACTATGTCTTTAGCATTTGACCAAAAATACAAACAACTATATGTAGCTGTAAATTTATTAGAAAACGGTGACAATAAAATATATGTTTATGACTTTGCTAAACAAGCTTGGAGTATAGTAACTAGAAGCGCAGCAGATTCACCAGCACAATCTAATTTCGTTCATTTGCCTGACGGTATATATGCATATGAGTTTGAAGAAGATTCAGGAACTGGTACAGCTGAAAATATTACAGTCAAAAAATATAGTTTGCTAGACTTAGGTGGAAAGAATTTAACATTACAAACAAAAGATATAGACTTTAATGCACCTGGAAAAATTAAAAAGGTATATAAAGTTTATGTAACAGCTAGAGATGCAACAGCGGGTACGGTGTTAACAATGAAATATGCAACTGATGGAAGTACCTCTTTTGGAAACTCAGCAAATGCAACCATAAATAGCAATCAATATGAGGTAAATGCTTTTACAGTTAATGCAGATTGTGAGTCTATAGCATTAGAATTTACTAGCGATGGTAAAGTAGAGATAAGTGATATTACAATAGAATACAGAGCAAAATATAAGAGAGCGTCATAATGCCAAAATCTGGTGAACATAAAGTCAATTATATTGACTCTTTCTTTAGACAAAGACCATCAATAAACAGCGTCAGAGAAGGAGAGACAATATCTTTTCTTGAAGACGGCAAACTAATCAAACAAGAAAAAAGAAATGGTGTAGTATACCAATCTGAGTTTGCTGAAGCAATACCTAAACTATCTACAGACGAAGTAGAAACTGGAGTTATACGTGAAATTATAGCAGGCGATGGTCTTACTGGTGGTGGGTTTGCTGGAGAGATAACTTTAAATGTAGTTGGTGGTACAGGTATTACTGCTAATGCAAATGATATAGCTATTGATTCTACAGTAACAACTCTTACTGGCTCACAAACTCTTACAAACAAAACTTTAACTGCACCAACTTTTACAGGTACAGCACAAGGTGCAAATCTTACACTTACTGGAGATTTGACAGTAGGTGGTACTACAATTACTTTAAATTCACAAAACTTACAAGTAAAAGATAAAAATATTGTATTAAACTATTTAGATGGAGATGCAAGTTCTACTGCAGATGGAGCAGGTATAACAATACAAGATGCTGTAAATTCTTCAACTGATGCAACAATATTGTGGGATAATTCAAGCCCTACAAATAGTCCAGGAGAGTTTGATTTTTCT